AGCTCAGTTAAAAAGGGAACATTTGATTTAAAAAAAGGGACGCCTGACAACAATCAGGCGTCCCTTAATTCATATGTAGTTCTTGAAGTGGAGCCTAGGAGGATCGAACTCCTGACCTCCTGCGTGCAAAGCAGGCGCTCTCCCAGCTGAGCTAAGGCCCCATAAGATGGAGCGGAAGACGGGATTCGAACCCGCGACCCCCACCATGGCAAGGTGATGTTCTACCACTGAACTACTTCCGCACATGAACACTGTTTACCAGCATCCAGTATAACCAACATGAAAAAAATAATGCGGATGAGAGGACTTGAACCTCCACGTCCGGTAAAGGACACTAGAACCTGAATCTCACCCGAAATTTATACGTGCATCAATGCTCTCTACATCAAGCATTTTCAAAAACGTCTCGTTCAACGTCACAAGATATATCTTAAAAGAAATGTTACTGCTTGTCAACAACAATTTCAATAAAATAAAATCGTTCGTCAAAGAGTTCTTTTGTCTTGAAGTATTTATCGGCTTTTCTCTGTGCCGATCTTTCATTATTCCCATAACCATGCTCTTTATGCAGCCAAGTACCAACCTTATATTTCGCATCAAAGGTTCGAATGACGTTTTTATCTCGGCTCAAAACAGCCGCCTTCTTACCATTTAACGTTCTTTTCCCTTCTGTGGCTCTCTCTTTGTACCATTGTTTTATTCCTCTTGATACGTTGTCCTTATGTTCCTGTGAAAGCGTCCTACCAGTCAATGTCTTAGATATCTTAGCACCGTTCGTCTTCTCTCCGCCTTTTGTCATATTACAACAAGGACTTAGTTCTTTTATCTGCTCTATTTCAAGCTGACGGCCTTCCTCATAATCCAGTCCATCTTTGAACACTCGAACACCGCAGTTATTCTTTGCATAATACGCTTTGAATAACTTGTTTCTGTTCCTTGTCTGATATCGACGATTGCCAGTACCCAACCCTACATAGAACACTTCGTTCGTTTCAGCATTGAACCAATGATAAATGTAGTACATAAATAATCACCTCACCCTCTTTATATCTGGGTTTGGTGATTTGTAAAAAGATCAATTACTAAATCTTTTGGCTCGATCTTCTTCATATTTTATCTTTGGCAGAGCCAACGTGAAAAAGCCTTCAACATCTTGATTATCTAGAATCCTTATATACTCAGTCCGCTCATCCTTTTTAATAATCAATGGAGCGATGTGATGTTTCATCAAAAAATACATCATCAACATTCTTCCAGTACGACCATTACCATCCATAAAAAGGTGAATACGTTCAAAGTGAATATGATTTTCCAACGCCAACCGAATAATATCATCATCAGATTTGGCAATTTGTTCTTCAAAGATTAGGTTCTCAACCCACTGCTTCATTTTCAAAGAAACCCGAGTAGCAGGAACCGTTTTAAAATTTGCTTCGAGGATTCCATTATCCTGAGTTTTGAAGTGACCTTTCTCTTGGTGGATTCTGTCCATCAACTTCTCATGAATCCCATTGATTAAGGCTATGCTGATTGGCTGATCCTTCTCCAAATTATTGAACATGAACTCAAAAGCTAAACGATGATTTTCAACCTCAAGAAACTCTCGAATCGGAATCATTTTTTCTGGTAGCGTTTGATAAAGCAGAATTGAATTGACATCAGTCTGAGAGAGCCCATTTCCTTCAATAGCCGATGAATGATGAGCAAATCGAGTAAGAAGATCCCTTTTATATTCTGGATTCCATTCCATAGAACGTCCCTCAGATCAATTGGATTGTTCTTATCTTATCACAGCAACAGGGACTATTATGAAATCAATATTTTATTTTCTTTATATAAAAAAACTGAACTGTTATAATTATCCATGTTCATAGTATATTTTGGCTGAGGAGGGAAAGATTATTGGAAGAATTTTCTGACTACAGATCCAAAGCAACAAGTTACATTACATTTATAGACTCAGAATACTATCCTGATTCGCTTCATGAAGCAGTATCGCTTTATACGCCTGTATTAGAAAAATTTTACGATTTAGTTTTTTCAAGTACTAATTCTCAGGAACTATTACGTTCAATACAAGCGACAAAACAAGAAGAACGCATACAGCTCTTACGTCTATTCCGAAAATACATTTCACCAGACACATCAGTTGAAATGTTAAAAAAGAAAAAAGATACAGAAACAATAATCGAAGCCTTTAGTTCACGCTTTAGACGTATCGAAGAAGTCCGTAGCAAAATATATAAAAAGGAAAGCCCAGATCCTACCATCGCAACTCTTCTTTATGAATATAAAGACAGAGGTAAAAAAGGGTACGAATTGACTGAGTATTTCTTTAAATGGTTTGAAGAAACGTTTGAGAGCGAATATACTATTAACGGTCCAAGAAGAGCAGGAAAAGACTTAATCTTATCAAAGGAACTGGACGATTTTACCGAATCAGTCCCTGCAGATTTTATTATTTACCGAAAAAGCGACAATACTCCTCTAGTAATTGGTTTTGCTCGTTATGACTCTGATAGAGGAGGAGCGCAGGAAGATGACAGAACTAGTGGTAACAGGGATAAAATTACCATAATAAGTAAGTACGCACTGATTAAACACATACCACTCAAAGTTTTATTTATTAATGATGGACCTGGTCTTTTATTAGGATCAATGTGGCGCGATTATTCTGATCTAGAGGACTATGGTCATGGCAGAGCGATGGTGTGCACATTAAAAATGCTTCCTGAAAAATTGACAAAAGATTGGATAGAAAGTTAATTACTCAACTATCTTTTTCCAAGTGTTTAATTCATCTAAGGATGTGTTAACTTCGCTATCAACATAAACTTTTAATCCACTCATTAAAATCCGGTTTGCAAACAACTCTGTTTGTAGGCTCTTTTTTTTCCTATTTTCTATAAAATCGCCCATCTTTTCGCTACCATTTATGAGCCGATTCAAAATGGTTCTGATAGACAGCTCGGAATTATCAATTCCAATCCATTTTCTCCCTAATGTCTCAGCCACTGCCAAAGTAGTTCCACTACCTGCAAAAGCATCAAGAACAAGATCTCCTTTATTCGAAGAAGCTAAGACAATTTGCTTAAGCATTTCCTCATTCTTTTCTGTTGGGTAGCCTGTAATTTTTACGTTCTGATTATGAGCATCCTTAAAATTCATCCAAATATCTTGAACGGGGATTCCTTTGCTATTGTCAAGATAGACTTTTCTCCTTGGATTCCCTGTGGGAGACCAATAGATTTCCCCCTTCTTATCAAATTCATCTAACTTTTCTGGTGTATACTGCCAATGTTTGCCTACCGGAGGCATCATTCCTCTCCATTCTTTACCTGTCTCGCCATTTCGAACCCCAGGTGCATGAATCGGAACTTTTTTGTATCTTCTACCAGTTTTTTCTTCAACGTATTGATATTCTTTATTGCCAGTTCCCTCATCCCATGGAATATAGGGTTGATTAAATGTAAAATCTTTAGTTTTACTATAAAACAAAATATAGTCCGAAATGTTACCATATTGTTTTTTTGTGTAATTTTTAGGATTACATTTTTTCCTAGTGATCCAGTTTCTAAAATTGTGTTCACCGAACACCTCATCCATAATTATTTTAATAGGGAACGCCATTGTGCTATCAAGATGAACATATATAGATCCATCTTCTGCTAATAGTTCTCTCATTATTATTAATCTTTGCCTAAGAAACTCGATGTATTTTGATCCAAAAAGCGTATCTGAGTATGCATGTTCTTGAGAGCGACTATTGAACCTAGCTTTTTTTGCATACGGTGGATCAATATAAATAAGTTTAACGTTTCCAAATATTTTTGGGTCGCCCATCAAACTCCGCAGTATATGTAAATTATCACCAAAGTACAAACGATTTTCTGGGTTCCCGGTTATACCGATCACTTGTTGCACATCTGCATTAGAAGTGTTATTAATGATATCTTCTTTAGAATTTTTCCCATTGTAGTTTAGAGAAAAGCTTAAATCATCGTCCACATTACTATTAATGCAAGTGGGTATCCCTGTAGCCAATCATCACACCTCGTTTTCGCCTTTTCCTTCGATAAAATCATTAAAATCACTTACTTTAATTCTCCATATTCTAGGACCCAACTTGACACCTTTAAGTCTTCCAGACAATATCCATCGTTGAACAGTTCTCTGCTTTACATTGCATATTAAAGCCACTTCTTGAGTAGACATCATAAGATCCTTTTTTAAGGTAGACATTATCATTCACACTCATTTTTGTCGTTTATATACTTTCATGTCGCTTAAATACTATAATATCTTGTCGGTCTAAATAAATCAATATGATTAACAGTTCACACATACCCTTTTTCTTTTAAAGACACATAATTACTTTCATCCCCGATTACAATGTGATCCAGCAAATCAATACCAAGCATTTTCCCTGTTGATACCAGTCTTCTTGTGACATCAATATCTTCCCTGCTTGGTGTTGGATCCCCGCTCGGATGATTATGAGCAACAACCACAGCCGCTGCACTCAATCGAACTGCTTCCTTAAATACTTCTCTTGGGTGAACGATTGAAGAATTAAGTGTGCCCTTAAATATGTTCTTTCTACTGATGACTGCATTCTTCGTCGTCAGATAGATTGCATCAAAACATTCCTGCTGTTCATGTTCCAAATTAGAGAAATAATTAGCAACATCTTGAGGACTTCTGATTTTGTAGCTTTCCTTTTTGCCGAATTTTCTAAGTTTGAAGGCTAGGCCGAAGGCTGAATTGATTCGTTTAGCCGCTGTCTCTCCAAGTCCCTGAATATTCCTTAGTTCTTCAATACTCAGATCGGCCAAACGATCAATTCCTAATGCCGATAGCTGACCTGTAATTGAAGGATTTGCTTTTGGACCAATCAGTACGGCTAAGATATTTTGTAAAGAAGCGTTTTCAGCCCCATAAAATGCGAGTTCTTCCTTCGCCAGTTCATAGTGTTCATTCATCATAATTCCTCCCTATTCCACAGTTTATTCAAGTAGTAAGCGATTCCACTTCTTAGCTGATCAACAAAAATCAGATGCTTTATCGTCTCTGTTGCGAGGAGTTGGTGCGAGTTATTGGTACGGAGATTTGATTCCTGAGATTTCTTGTCGAAGACTAATTCAAATTGGTCGTTAAAAATAACAGTAACTTCTGGATCGCTATCATAATGCAATTCACTGAGAATATACGGTAATTCTCTTACGCCTTTAATCTGACAATTCTTTAAGAAACTCAGCTCCTTTTCAAATTGTTTCATGAAGAAGGATTGTTCCATCATCAGTCCTCCATATGGAATTTTTTTACATCTCTCACATTTATAATTATAAATTGTTTTTGCGCCACCGTACACTATTTTGTCTGAATTTTCCGATATTATTTTGATACATGAATCTATCCATTTTCCTCGATGAACAAGATATAATTAGCCTAGGAATTACAAGAATGCAGCCTAGGAGTGAATCAGATGGGGAAGAAATTTGATACATCATTAGATGAAATAAGGCAAGGATTCGAGAGAATAAACGAGACTATTTCACAAGGGTTCCAAACGATTAATGAGCGTCTTGATCGTATAGAAATGCAGCTAGGTAAAGATGACAAACAATCAGCTGACTTATCTGAAGAAGTGACAACTTTAAAAGCTCAACTTGCTAAGCATGAATTATTGCTAGAGACCCTTTCACTCCACTCAATCAAATATGAAGGAGAGATAAGAGACCTGAAAACTGAGAAATAATATGTAACTGAAGACCCTTAGGGGTCTTCTTTTTATTTACACAAGATCTTCGTGTCATTTTTTTACGTGGGAGCCCTTCCTTAGGCTAGTCACCATACTTGTTTGATAGTTAAATACCTATTTTAATGACTGAATATTCAATTATATATGTACGGTAGATCACGTGCTATTTAAAATAGATATAGAGAGATATGAGGAGGTAAAGAATATGTTATACAACTATCAAATCACCGTTATCAATCAGGACCGGTCAAAGCAAATTGTTGATCGTTACCGTCAGAACTTAGAAGAAGACCTTGGACTGTTTCTTGTTAACATCGGTGGTGAGACTTGGGAGGCAATCGATAATTCCGAAGGAGCCTGCTACATTGAAGAGTTCGATAATTACGATGATGCCGTAAGATATCTGATGGGTGACGAAGAAGTAATGGTGAAATTAGGTTATTGAGAGACTTTACGTGAAAAGGCGTTTTGGGAACCGTAGTGTCTCTTTACCTCCCCTCGTTATTTCATGACTGTGTGTATTTTTTTTAAATGAGGTAGGGCGTTACCGCAGAACCTTCCTCGTGTCGTTCAAATGCCATTCATTCCTGAACTCTCTTCCATTTGTGGCAGTACACCTTCATCACCACTCGATATGTTATTCGTTACAAAACTATGTATGTGATACACCAACAACAATGATGTATCATGCAACAATCAACCTGCTTGCTTATCTCTGTCTGCCCTCAATCGAATGAAACTGTAGCTTACTTCTTCAATGCCGAGAAACCGAAGATGCAGATTAACAATCTCGAATAACTGCATTTTGCGAATGTTCCTCGTTCTTATTCTCATTGATTTGATATAGTGTTCCGTTAGAATTGCTGCTGCACAAAGTCGGTATTGCTCTTCACCGATATAGTCTTTGATTGCTGCTAGATGATCAAGCTTATTTTGATACATGGATGACTCACCTCCTAAATTTAATGGGTTATGTATTAGAGCAAGGAATAATCCTGCTCTTAATTAATTATGCTCCTGTTTCAACGGTCAGCGCACCAGAGCCTTTAAGCGTTAGTTTATAAGACACAAGATCATCATAAGGTGCTTCAAGACTGAAGTCCGTAATGACGCAGTTGCCTGTATACTTTAAACCACTTGGGAACTCAAGATACACATCAACATTCTCGGAGTTGACAAAAGCTGTTTCAAGAACACCATATGCTGCATCATTCACAACATAAGCACCATCCGCATCAATTGAATATTCCTTGAAACCCAGAAGATTTTCTTTCCAGAATCCTTCAGTATCTTTGGAAGTTGCATCAATGCTATCTGCCTGACGGTTCAAAGTAGCATTCTTCTGACCTGCAAGTACCTTTCCGGTCGAAGCATCCATCACATACAATTTGACCTTCATACCAGTAATTTTTGGCATTATCTGTTCCTCTTTTCATAAAAAAAATAAAAAGAGCCGAATGAACGACTCTTGCTTGTGAAATATTTCACTTAATCAACTAACAGAAAGTTTTACCACAGCTTGAGGATTCGTCACCGCTGCATCCATGTAGGCATCAAATACATAGAGCTTTGAACCACGAAGAGCTTGCTGCGAATCCACAATTTCTTGAATTCCCTGCTGCTGCTTAATCATAACTGTGACCGCTTCAGTAATGTTACCAAAGACGATCGGTGTTGCTGCAGGAAGAGCTTCAGTAATCTCAACTGGCAGACCGAATAAGGTGTAGCCGATTTTTCCGTTCACAACACCACTCTGCAAATAGAAGTGACCGTTTCCATCCTTCAGTTTTGCAACCAACTGAAAGAAATCTCTTTGCATAATGAAAACTGAGTTCTGCAAGAAAGATGGATGAATAGCGAGGTACAAATCGAGAAGGTTGTCGATCGTAGCAGAACCTGTCACATCAACCTGCGCCAAATCGGCGTCATTGATAATGCCATTAAACTCCACGCCACCATTACCTGTAAGAATTGATTTTTCAACCGCTTTCGCAGTTCGACGAGCAAGCAGGTCTTTTGCATAACTATCAACAGCAACTGCGGAGTCATTGATTAATTGATTGCTCAATGTGAGTGCTGCTCCAACACGCTTCTGAGTCAATTCAACCTGTTGAAAAGCCAGAGCTTGTTCGAGGATATTTTCGCCTTCCCCGACAAAGCCTGCCTGAACTGTATCATTTTCTCGAGCGACCTTGATTGATCCAGATACCGAATTGAGCTTACGAGCACGTGCAAATACGCTCGAGGCTTCTTCCATCTTCTTTACGATTTCGCTAGCAACATTTTCCGGAATTAATGCTGCACCGTCTGTTGTCTTAACTAAGGCACGTTGCTCTCCACGTAAAATAGCTGCAAAATCGTTTTCGTGTGATTCCATTTTCATCATTGTTCTTTTCTCCTTGTGTTGTTCTGATTTTTTATTAGATATCTGTTCCTTTGCAGGAACCTCAATTTCTTCAATGACATCAAGACCTCGTGCTGAAATCGTTGATTGGCTGTACGCTGGGTCACGAACGACCGAAACTTCAATCAGTTCAAGTTCCTCAACCGTTCGAACCATTTCATTACCAACTTGTTGCCAGCTATCTTTGAGGCTTCTAAATCCAAACGACATGTTTTTCAAAATTCCAGACTTAACCAGCTCGAAGGTGTCTTTGCCAAATGAGGTTGGTGTAATTTCAGCAGACATAAAAAGACCCTCGTCATCTTCAACGAGGGATAGAGATTGATTTCGAGTTGATGCAAGAATTGACTGAGCATCATGATTTGTGAGAAAGTCGATATCTCGCTTGGTATTTCTTAGAGCACGTGTAAAGGCACCCTTGGCAATCTTTTCTCGGAACTTTTTTACGGAACCGAGTGGCTGGCTCAGCTGATCTGTTTTGTTGACATACCCTGAAACCTTGAGGCCTTCACTGCCAGAGAGTTCAACTTCATGAGCCCGAATTTCAATTTTCTCCATTGTGTTCCTCCTTCTTTAAATCTTGAGCAATTCCCATATTGGGAACTGTTAACTTGCCAGTTTTTGAATCTTTGATAACGCTTCCTAAATTAAGCAAATAATAATCATCTTCAATCGCAGGCTTGTCCAACTGATAGCGTGCTTCATTGAATGAGATTAGTCCTTTAGTGAACGCTGCGCTGACTGAATCAACTTTTTCTTTTTCAGTCGTTCTAATAATTTCTGAAGTGTCAAAACGGAAGTAATAGCCTTGTTGTTTCTCTTGAGTTGTGAGAAGAGCTTGATTGAAGGACGATTCGAAGTTCGTTAGGATTGGGGCAATACAGTATTGTAGGAATGATAGATTGTTCTGTTCAAGTGAATTATATTTGTTGGCTTGAGCATTTAAGAGTGATTCAGGCATATTGAAGAGCCGAGCTACTTCAGCAATCATCAACGTATTTGCTTCGGTCATTTGAAGTTCGTTCGGTCGGAGAGACAACGCCTTAAAGTCCAAACCCTCCTCAAGAACGACCGTTTTCCCTGAGTTCTTGGAGCCACTGTATAGCTGTTCCCAGCTTGTTCTCAAGCGATCAATAGCTGGCTGCGTCAATCTTGATGAGGCTTTGAGAATGCCCATAGGCAGCGCACCATTGTTCATTATTGCATTTTGATAATTAATCAAGCCCAGTGCTGTATCAAGAATGTCTTCACCTGAAGCTAATACACCACTCGAGCCAGAATTGATCATGATTATTTGCGCCTCAGGTATCATTATTTCTTTGACACCATGGTATTTGAAACGCTTCTCAGCGATCGTTATGCCATCATTTGTGTAGCACTCTTCATCGACTTTGCTTGCTTCTAGGTAATAAAAATTGTCGCTGACAAGGTAAAGGAACGCTCTTCCATGCAGCAAATAATCTTTAACGAGCTGCTTTTTGAGTGTCTGAGCAATCTCGTAATCATTCGCTCGGTCATTTAGAAGGTCTACTCTGCGATCTTTAACTTTAGAGATTGCTTGATCAGATTGTTCCTCATACAAATAGATCGGTAACGTAGCGATTGAATCACTTATTAAGTCAACAGCAGCTTTTACCGCAGGAATCTTTAGTGCTTGTTGTTCGCTAATTTTTCCTTTCGGCCGTGTAGAAAATATTGCCGTACTAAAGTAGTCCCTTCCATCATCGTTTAGGGGCTTTCCCCATCGAAATAATCCCATATCATTCATCCTTTTGTTTTTATGTTGTGCCTTTGAAAGCAAATGAGGGTAAAGAAAAAAGCCACTACCATTTAGGTAGTGACCGTTATGTAGTAATAACCAGCTCTGGAGGATAGAGCTGATTTTCACTGGAGGTTATGAATTTGAAAGCACATTGAAGAAAAGAAAAATGGACAATCAGGTTGGTGAACACCGAAGTCTGTGCGGCGCTCACATAATATAATATATACAAGTGGGACTTTCTATATGGGTTTCTTGAAAAAAGTTGCTTTTGGGAGCAAGTTTTTGAAAGTCGGAAGCCCCATATCTCATTACTTACATCACTTCATAACTTAGTAATAATCCAGACCTGCTGCTTCTTTCCATTCACAGATTTAACTTTCGTTTGAAGGGAATATTTCTTTTTTTGATAGAGATAATCACGAATTACTTTGGGGCCAACCGTACCTGATCTGCTTGTAATCTCCGATTTCTTGAAAATCTCTTTCATTTTTTGCTGGTCCTCTTTGACCAATATATTTTCAATATGCTCTTCAAGGAATTTTTCAATACTCTCAGAAGGGGATTTAAGCCAGTGTATGGAGGTTGAGGGGTAATATTTTTCTACGATTCTCTGATATGTGCCGACTGTATTACTGCTCATCGACGCAAAATCAGAGATATCAGATTTCACTTTAGCAAGCCTCATTTTATTTATTTTAATATGGGCCAAGTCTGGGTCTATTCTATCGGTTTCGTGCCATATAAACGATGGAGTTCTCTTTACGCCATATTTCCTCTGCCATTCATGAATCCCAATGTCTATAAACTCTAAGTCTCTCTTCATTGTTTCAACCTTTGTCCGAATCGCTTGTCCAAATGGAACTTGAAGGTAAAGCCTAACCTTTCGATTCTTCTCACCTTTTCTAACGCGAGCAACAGTTTGTCGAATTTCAACTGAGGTAGGTGAACCCAATATAACTACATTTCGCACATCTTCATTAAAGTTTATACCCGTGTTCATCGCTGCTGTCATAAAGCCTATCTTTCGATTTGTTTGCTCACATTCAATGATCCTTTCTCGAACGTCTTCATCGTTTTTGGACTTGAAAGTCTGATTATTCTTGCTGCTAATGAAAAAAGGGTCATGCTCCAAAAACTTTTTGGAAAGTTCATATGCTGAAGTGGCTGAAGATGAAAATACTAAGGTTTGTTGCCCTTTTTCAAGTTGCTGCTTTATCTGTCGTTCAATCAATTTAGTATTTCGAGTTAGAAAGACCACTTCGACGTTATGATTTGAGTAGTCCACAAAGCACATGTCAATGACTGGTTTGATAAACTCAGCATATCGAAGAGGCTCAGGCGTTCCTGAAAGAAGTATTTTTATTGCATGATGTTCCTGATTAATGTAATCAAAGGACCGCTCTGTCTCATCATTAAAACTAGCATCTTCTATGAAGTAATGAGCCTCGTCACATACAATGTAATCATACTTAGGCAAGATAATTCCTCTCGCTAAATCACTCTCTATGGACTGATATGTTCGGTAATCAACTGACTCAGAGACATACTTATTTTTTAGCTGGTCTCCAATTGCAGAACGAGGATAAAGAAACAAGATTTTCCTTTCATTCTGCTCTGCTAAAGGAACAAGGTGCTCAAAGATCATCCTTGTCTTGCCACTGTCTGGCTCTGACCAAAATCCGTAATTAAATCCTGCCTTCATACCTCTAAAGTCATCAGCAGTGAATTTTTCTGATAAATATGCCATATTCATTTCCTCCATCTGATTTTTGTTATTCTATCTGAGGCACGAATAACGTAAATCAATTGGAGATTTTAATTGGAGAATATTTGAAAGGTAAAAAATAAAGTCCCATTGCTAATATTAGTAATCCGCTCTTTTTTTTAACCCTAATGAATACTACATTAAATCAATAAGGTTTGGGCAAATCAGAGCGTTCAAAAAGCCGAACGCCCTGCTTCACCCAAATAATCTAGTGATCGAACGAAGAAGAATGTCAAAAGCCGAACGAAAAGCGTGTTCGCCATTTTGAACATTCTTTTCGTCCTCACACTAGATTAGTCAGAAGAACGTGTATTTTAAATTGATTCGTTTCTGCCCATCTTTCATACATTTCATTCATGAGACTCTCCTCGTTTAGCAAACTGAAATACTCAGAGTCAAATAATGAAATGAATGATTCTCCGTGTACTTTGAACTTTAATCCAAGTAAATCCTTGAAACATTGAACAACTGATGCACTTACATGAATATCCCCCTCAGAATCCTTACACACAGAATTTATCTCAATTCTTTCTGTTTCAAGAATAAACGCTTCATCAGAATTATATTTCCAAAGAATTTCTTCAGAAACCATCGATTGAATATCACTAAGCCGAATCTTTACATTTTTCATGAATAGTTCCCCCATGACAATTATTTTTTTAATACCGCATCATTATATCTAGGGATCAAACAATGTAAAGCAGCAATTGATTGGGTAACTCCTTTTGAAAAAATTCATAGAATGTCTTTATTGGGCCTTTAAACTAAGCAACTATTTTTATACACTATCCTCCTCGGAATAAATCAACGAGGGGCGTTCTGGGCCCTCTAGAGACTATTCCAAATCAGCATTGAGCCAATCATAGTCAGGTAAACCTGGCATTGTGATTCTAGGTGGCTCCTTGAGACCTCGTTTAATGTCTGCTCGATTAAGAGCTGTATGTAATGCTGCAGAAAAGTATCGCTCAAAGTCATCGATTCGATTTCCTTCAGCTTCTTGAGACTCTATCTGAGTGAGAACTCGAAAGAATAGTTCTTTGTTCATTCCTTCGAACGAGAAATGCTTCCAGAGCTTGTTAACGATTTCGTCTCTCTTGTTAACAAGTAATTCTTTATTCTCTTTATATTGTTCTTTTTCTTTTTTCTTTTTAATAGTTGGACCCTTTTGTCCAATCTTGGTGATACATTTTGTCATTTCTTGCTTTGACTTTTTGTCAATGCTGGAGCAGTTAGTACTATCCCGTTCATCCTTTGATTCATTCAGCTTTGACTTTTTGTCGGAACTAGCCTTACCCTCAGTTAAATGTAGATCGTTAAAAATTTTATCCGTTATGCAGAAGTATTTTTTCGCCGGAACGCCCATTAGCTTTGTCTCCAGATACTTTGCCTCTTCAAGCTCCTTAATCGCTTTGTGTTGTTGTCTGTAAGTAAGGCCTGTTTCTTCTTCAATTGATTCACTTGTAAGGAAGAAATACTCTTTCCCATCCTTATTCGTCAGCATATTCTTCTTTTCAAAGCTCTCATAACTTGAGCAGAGCTGCCCGAAAATAATCGCTCCATTGACAGACACAGAACGAGCAATCTCTTTGTTGAACATGACAAAGCCCTTGCCACTAATCACTGACATCAAATTCATTTCTGTTCTTCTCTCCTTTGACAGAACAGAAGGTGACATGCTAACATTTAGAAAACAGAGGTCAGACTTCTGTCTGGATGATCGAGAGATGGTGAGCGGCCAAACTCATAGCCATCTCTTATTTAATTATATAATATGTCTGAATTTTCGTACAATTATATTTAAAATATTCCAGAGTAATCGTGTTTCTTCTCAGCCTGAACCTCTAAATCCGATCCCCAGATTTGGACATAGCGTTTCGTTATCTCAATCGACTGATGACCGAGTAACATTGCCAAAGAAAATGGGTCCATCCCTCTCATAACTGCATTCTTAGCATAGGTTCTACGACAAACATGGGGACTAACTTGTTTCGTAATGCCAACCTCTCTTGCAGCCTCCCTCAATTGAGCCTGAAATGATGATTTGCACAAAACTCTATCGTCACAATTGATGAAAAGATAATCATGCGAAAGCTGACCTCGAACCTTTATATAGGACTGTAATTTCTCGACCATATTCTTCGATAAAAAGACTAATCGTTGTTGAAGATTTTTTGTCTCCCGAACAATCAACCTACTTCCATCAACGTCGTTGATCTGTATACCTATACATTCGCTTATTCGAATACCTGTATCCAAGAGCAAATAAAACATGACCAGATTACGATAGCCAGAAAATGATTTCTGTTTCTTAAAATAATCGGCAATCTTCTTCACTTCAAAGTCCTCAAGTGTTGCCCGAATCTGTTTGCGCTCTCTTAGTAATTTAATATTTGCTGTCGGATCTTTTCGAATCATCTTCTTTTCCTTCATAAACGAAAAGAAGGGCCTAATACCCCTTAGTTTACTGTTTATAGATGTAATCTTTATCTTTGACTTCCACAACAAGATAATGTCCTCAACGTCGCTCTCAGTCAGCTCAATAAGCTGCTTGTTAATTTTCAGCTGAGCCATATCCCTTTTTAAGACGTGAATAACATTCTTGTAATACGTAATCGTCGTTTCACGAACATTCTTTAATCGTCTACTTCTGATAAATTCTTCAATTGCACCTTCGTCATCAATTTTGACCGATCGATCAATCAAACTTTGCTGCTCTTCTGTCAACATTTTCCTGCGCATGTTATCCCCTCCACTAGACTACTGCATTAGATTTTTGCTTGATTTGTCTAGTTGCTGAGAGCATAAAAAAACAGTCTACGTTTCCGTAGACTGCCCGCCGTATAAGCATTAATGCGGATGAGAGGACTTGAACCTCCACGTCCGGTAAAGGACACTAGAACCTGAATCTAGCGCGTCTGCCAATTCCGCCACACCCGCAAAATGGTGGGCCATGAAGGTCTCGAACCTTCGACCCTCTGATTAAGAGTCAGATGCTCTACCAACTGAGCTAATGGCCCAAACAAAAAACATTATTAGTGGTGGAGGGAGAAGGTTTCGAACCTTCGAACCCAAAGGGAGCGGATTTACAGTCCGCCGCGTTTAGCCTCTTCGCTATCCCTCCGCATAAACGTTTTGAACAATGGTGCCGGCCAGAGGACTTGAACCCCCAACCTACTGATTACAAGTCAGTTGCTCTACCAATTGAGCTAGGCCGGCGTAATGGTGGAGGATATAGGGCTCGAACCTATGACCCTCTGCTTGTAAGGCAGACGCTCTCCCAGCTGAGCTAATCCTCCAAAGTGACCCGTACGGGATTCGAACCCATGAACCCACCGTGAAAGGGTGGTGTCTTAACCGCTTGACGAACGGGCCATTATCTTTTTTGTCGCAATCGACGTTCTTTATTATATACAGATTGGACAGGCTTGTAAAGTGTAACTTAAAAACCTTTATTTTCTGATTATTATACAACCGGTTTTTAGGCCTGCCCTTTATCGAGTTGTCCGGATTCCAGGCCACTCTCAATTTGCCTTAAATTTCCTGACGCATTAAGACCAATGGCCAACCAATCATCATTTGGACACCGGAACGGCGCCGAGATACTCCTCCAATGTCAGGCCCTTCTTAACGATGGTCTGAGATGTGGGCAGTCCGACATAACGAAGATGCCAGGCTTCATATTCGTATCCGGTTATTGCCTCTTTTCCTTCAGGATAACGAATAATGAATCCGTAATCCTGTGCATGGTGGGCCAGCCATGCCGCTTCAGGAGTTTCCCCGAATGCCGGTGTCGCGGCATACTTTCCATCAATTCCCGACACATCAATAGCAAGTCCGGTTTCGTGCTCGCTTGTCCCAGGCTCGGCACTGTAATCCAGCGCCTTTTCTCTGCCGTCTCTCCCAACATAATAATTAAAGAGCTCCGACTGCGTTTTATAAGAACGGTAAGCCGACACCCCAGCTAACTGAACGGCGTCTTTTTTTGCTGCCTGAAACATCGCAGTCAATGCATTGGCTGCAACAAGACGCATTTTTGATTTTTCGGACCGATGAGAAATAAACGGGACATCTGGATAAACGAGTTGTTTCGGTACATAATTGTCCGGCAATTTAAAATGCTTATTCACGAGTACAAATATACTGTCCGGATCAGCAACCACATGGACACCCTGCTGATTCATTGACGATACAGTCTTATGTATTGAACGATCCTTTGATCTTATCGAATTTCGGCCGCCCTCTGTCTTTTTATCATAGTTCTGCTGCGTTGCGGAGGTGCCGCCTGACTGATCATGCTGCTGCGCCGGGTGAGCGGTGCAGGCCGTCAGTCCGAACAAAAGTACGGTGGTGATTCCTGTAATCTTTTTAAGTTTGACGCTCAT